AAGCGGGCGTAGTTCAATGGTAGAACGAGAGCTTCCCAAGCTCTATACGAGGGTTCGATTCCCTTCGCCCGCTCCAAACACACTTCTCTCACCGTCTACTCAAGTCAATAAAACCCAGCAATCACAAGGCTTCCGCCGTTACCTTCGTGTTTTGACGTAAACTAAGGTCTACTCAAATCTATACATTCATGTGTATAGTAATGCGTATAGCCCGTGCTCTACACTTTGGAACTATACACAATGCCCCTCACAGACCTTGAAATCAGGCGTTCTAAGTCGCGTGAGAAGTCCTATACATTGAATGATGGCAATGGGCTTTCTCTGCTCATCGAACCGAACGGATCGAAAGGATGGCGTTTCCGTTACCGTTTCGATGGTAAGGCCAAAATGATTTCGTTGGGTACTTATCCAGATGTAACCCTGAATGACGCCCGGCTAAAACGCGATGATGCCCGCAGGCTGGTTGCTGGTGGCATTAATCCCAGCGATGTCCGCAAAGAAGATAAGCTGGCGAAGCAGAGCCGCAATGAAAATACCTTCGAGGCGATCGCGCGCGAGTGGTACGCCAAGCGCATAGACCGCTGGTCTGAGTCCTACGGCGAAGAGATGATGAAAACCTTCGAGGCTGATGTTTTTCCGATTATCGGGAAGCGTCCGATCGCCGATATCAAACCGATGGAGCTCATGGCCGTTCTTTCGAAGCTGGATGAGAGAGGCGCGACCGAAAAGCTGAGGAAGGTGAGGCAGCGTTGCGGTGAGGTGTGGCGGTACGCAATTGTGACTGGCCGGGCTGTTTATAACCCGGCCCCGGATCTGGCCAGCGCGTTTGCCCCTCATAGGAAGGAGCATTACGCTTTTCTCGCAAGTGAGGAACTTCCCGAGTTCTTCCGCACGCTGAACACATATAGCGGCAGCTCTGTCGTGAAGCTGGCGATGCGCCTGCAAGTTCTTACCGGATTACGCCCGGGCGAACTGCGCCAGGGTGAGTGGGCTGAAATTGATTTTGATAAACGTCTATGGGAAGTACCACCTGCACGCATGAAAAAGCGACGCCCTCACTGCGTCCCTTTATCCGACCAAGCGATCGCCATCCTAGAGCAGCTACGCCTCATCACCGGCAATTATCGGTTTATTTTCCCTGGTAGGATTCAGCACAGTAAACCAATGAGCGAAATGGCGATGAACGTCCTGATCCGACGAATTGGATATGCCGGAAGAGTGACAGGGCACGGCTTCCGCCACACCATGAGCACGATTCTCCATGAGCAGGGATATAATACTGCCTGGATTGAAACCCAACTGGCTCATGTCGATAAAAATTCGATCCGCGGCACGTACAACCACGCCCAGTATCTGGACGGCCGCCGCGAAATGCTTCAGTGGTATGCCGACTACATGGAGGCGCTGGAAAATGGTGGGAATGTAGTGCATGGAACGTTTGGGAAAAGCGCTTAACTGTATGTATAGACAGTGCTAATTGACAGTAGTAGACTTTGGTAGACGAATTAAAGATAGGCTACGTCTAGGCTGATCCCCGAAAATCCGTACACCTCTGCGGGCTGACGTAGCCGTCAAACAGAGGGCGTGAGGTAACGCGTGCTTAATATATTTGGTGAGCTCGAAGCTGCTGAGATCGATTTCGTTTCGATTTGTAGACTTATTGAACGTATTGCGATTATTTCTTCGCATGAGTCGCCAGAAAGACCTGTAGATGTACCCACTATATGCAAATGGCTACTGAAAAGGATTAGTGAATCCGAAAAACCATTGCCATGTTTGAGGGTCTTAACATCGTATTATGCTATTGAGGTTAAGTTTCCCAACGATCCTATTGAGCGTGATAGAGAATGGGTAATACAAAAATTAAGTTCAATAATTGGTATGAAGAAGCTTCCTTTAAAACAGGATGAAAATGCTGATACCGACGATTGGTTTGATGAAACTGTTCATATTAGTGGGTTTTTGCGCTCTGAAATCGAAGAATTCATTCCTGAATTGGTTAAAATTATTAAATTTCCTCCATTGCAGGAGGGAAATGTTGAAATGAATCTGGTTTCAATGGAAACCAAATATTCAGCCACTCCAGTTTTCAATGCATCTGAGACCGAAGACATCCCTGAGCAGTCCTGTGAATGGGGTAATTTTAAGGGAAAAGATACGGCCTTAATGATGATTGCAGGGATGGCTATAGCATTAAGCAAATCGGGAGAAAGCTTCAAACGAAGCGGTGAAATCAATGTATCGGCAGTAGTTCGTGCAGCCGCACAAGCCATTAATCGGTATGGCGCTGGGGTGGATGTTACTGAAAAAGCGTTACACAACTTGGTGAGAGACGCGCTAAAACAACACATTTCCAAAATTGATCCCTGATAACTTCCATCACCACACGCTTGGAGGCTGTAACTTCCAAAACAGCCATCCAAGCGGAGCCTCTCACTTCCAATTCCGCACTCATACTTCCAATATAGCGCTCATGCTTCAAAAAGTAATGCGATCGTACTTCCATCTAAATTTTTGAAACTTCCACAATTAGAAGTTTTACTTTGCTGAAATATGCCTCGTACACAACAATAGACGTCACGAGGTAAACATGTCTAAAAGTCTAATTCGTCTCCCTGAAGTTCAACGCCGTACTGGTTACAGCAAAGCTTGGATCTATCGTCTCCTGAAAGACAATAGCTTCCCTAAATCGGTAAAAATTGGATCACGGGCTATCGCATTCGTTGAAAGTGAAGTAGAAGAATGGATAAGCCAGCGTATCGAAGAACGCGATGCTCTAATTTCCGCAAAATCTCAACTGTAACTTAGCCCGGGGAAAAGAATATGAATAACAGAAATGCCCGCACCGGGCAGGGATTCGTTCAACCTGAAAACAGCAGTGATGATATTTCTATCATTAAATTCGAGGGTGCAAAAGTACGTATTGTGAAAATCATGGGCGAACCCTGGTTTGTAGCAGCTGATGTGTGTGCGGCTCTTGAAATCGCAGATCACAAGGTTGCTTTACGGCGCCTGGATGATGATGAAAAGGGGGAGTGTTTAATACCCACCCCCGGAGGTAAGCAGAACATGCGTACTGTATGCGAGTCAGGTTTCTACAAACTGATTGCCCGAAGCCGCAAGGCCACCACGCTTGGTACCTTTGCCCATCGATTCAGCAATTGGGTGTTCCGTGAGGTGATCCCTTCTATCCGTAAAACGGGTTCCTATGGCGTGCCGTTTGTTTATCTCAATGACTTTAGCCAGCGTATGGCTGCTTATCAGCAGGAGGCCAGTAAACGTGGATATAAATTGCAGCAATGCAGGGAAGTAAAAGAGGCGCTGGAACAGGAGGAGAAAAAATTATGGCGTAAGTATCAGCCAGAGCTGTTGAGCGAAGATGACGATGTAAAATAGCTAAGTAAACGTTTTTAGTCGGAGAATTGAAATTACGTAGTAGCAAATAACTTGCGGGAGTTTGCATTTCAAATCTCGCAGAATAAGTTTGTCGCGACAGCTCACTAGATCCTACAAAAAAGGTTAAAGCCATGAATATAAATTGCGCCCTTCATGGGCAGGGCTTCGCTCACCCAAAAAACTCCTTGCCATATCGTTCTGATGAAGGCTATTCTTTAATTGCGCCAGCAAAATCTGGTGCCGGGATTGGCGTCCTGAATGACTGTATGGCGACACATGACGCGCCAAGCGTCTTTTTTTGTGCCGTTAATCTGTCTCACCTCTTTTCACGCATTGTGGTTAAAAACCGCTCTGCTGGCAAAATTATGGTGGGCTGGGTGGGGGCGGAGAAATCCGCGCCGGAGTCCATACAGTCCGGTTACGCCAACCCTGCTCAGTCCACCACCAGTGAAATTGGCGTTTCCGGTGGTGGTGATTTCGACCACTGTATGGAGGCTGCCACATGGCTACTATCCCAACCCAACATCTACCCAAATTCACCTGGCTTTTCCTTGGTACGCCGAAAGGCCAGAGCTGCACTCCCGTTGTTATCCGCATCATTGCTGACAGTGAACAGGAAGCCCGCCAGGGATATTCCCGCTGGGATCTCATCTTTGCCGCTAAAATTCGCTCTGAATGCACGCTTTACCAGTACAGCCGCGGCGCGTTTGAGCTGGATGTGGCAAAAATGGGAGGCAGCCATGTTTAACCTCCAGACCCTGACGGCCAGAGCCCGCGAGCTGCGCGGCAACGTGGTTAAAGCCGCCACGACCAAAGGCACCCGGACCATGACCCCCGTTTATGAAAGGGATGAACAACGCAAGCTGCGCGAACGTATCCAGCAGACGCAACCGGGATGGGTGCTGCTCTGGTGGGATATCGCGACCGTCACCGGCTGGCGTACCAGCGACGTGTGCAACTTCCGTTATTCCTGCATTAACTGGGAGACGGGCACCGCGACGATTATCGTTGCGAAGCAGACCAAAGCCGCAGAAGCGCGGGCGACCCGCAAGGGGATCGATATTGTCCGCCAGCAGCGCAAGGATGCCGCCCGGCTGGCCGGTGATCATATCGCCTATATGAACTGGGACAGCGTGAGCTGTGACGAGCTGGCAGCCGGTATGACCGACCAGGAGCAGGCGATCGTGTTTGAGCTGGTGGCAAAGGCTGAAGTTAAACACGACACCAAGCAGCTGCCGCCGGGCATTATTAAGCGCCTGCGTGAACGCATGGAGCGCAACCTTATAGGCGATGACCTGGTATTTTCCCGCAGCCAGATTGAAAGTAACCGTTGCCAGTCTCTGGAAGGTAGCGTGACCCGTCAGACGATCTGGAAGAAATTACATGGCGTCATGATGTGGTTCACTCGCGTGATCAATACCCGCCTGCGCCTGAGCGCGTATTCCAGCCGCAAAATTGCTGCCTTTAATCTCATGTCTGCCGGTGGCGAGCAGGGGCTGCTTGTCGCCTCTGAAATGCTGGGACACAGCAATCCGGCAATCACCCGCACTTACCTCCAGCTTGGTAGCAAGGCCGCGGATATCCAGACACGCCTCGCGATGGAGGTGATGTCATGATCAGGGCTGAACGTCAGAACACAATTGAAACCACCACGCAGCTATGCACGCTGCTGGTTGCCACTGAAATGGTCAGTGACAAGGTGGATGAGACTGACCTCAAAATATTGCTTGGCCTCTGCCAGCGCCTCGCTAATTCTGTATGGGACAAACTGCACGATGCGGGGTTTGGCGAATGAGCGATGTTTACGATCTTGTCCGGCGTGCTGATGGTCAGACAGTGGCAAGTTTTCCTGAAAATGGACGCTGGCAGGTTTATATGAATGGCGGGATCGCCTCTGTTCGCCGGATGATGGATGAGGAAATACTTATTACCCCTGCCGGTATGGTGCAGTTTTTACAGCTGTGTGGATATCAGGTAACTGATCTAATCAGGGAATAAATCATGAAAAAGAAATTAACCGGCTTTGATGCCGGCGACCACACTCACCCTGAAATCAGGCCCGGCGATAAATGGAAAGACAGCCGGGGCGGGATCGTCATTATCGAAAGTTGCCAGTTTAACCGGGTGACGTATTGCCGCGAGGGCTACAGCTCACCGTGTTTTTGCACGCCTGAAAGGCTGGCGCGGGAATTTACTTTTGTCTCTTCTGCGCCGGTTGCCTGCGGGGAAGATATCGATCGGATTATGCGGGCAGAAGGAGTGGAGCGAATAAGGGTTATGCGGGAAATCATCAGGGAGCGGGGGAGCAAAAAATGAAGAATGCACCAAACGTGAAAAAGTTACCGGCGGATCTCATGGAAGAGGCAATTATCTTTGCCGGTGCTGATGCCTGGACTTTTGCCAGAGCCTGGCAGGAGACAAACCCGATAGGCGACACGGTACCGCCGGTTGTGCTGGATAAAAAGCAGCTGGAAGATCTGGAGCATATCAGGATTGTTGATGATGGACGCCGTTACGTCAGAGTATGCCGCGGCGGCCATCTCACGGAACAGCAGGCGACCATTATCGCAACCAGGCTGGCGCTGGCTGGTGTGGAGCGCGCGCAGCTGTATTCGGAAGGATATGAACTGCTGGAGGACTGGTCGCAGCAGCTGCCGCGCCTGAAAGCGGATGCTGAAGCCGGTAAAAGCATGGTGATCGGCAAACCGCTGACCGATGTTAACCTGCGCGATCTCGCGGATAACGAAAAGGCGCTCATACTGGCCGCGCGTTTCACCGGTATTGCTATCCACGAAAACAGCGAGGGCGTTTATGTCTACCGGGGCGGCATCTGGGAAAAAACGTCGCTGCTCGAGCTGAGCCGCGAAATGGTGGCTATCTACAACGAGAACAAAACCAACTTCAGTAAGCGGGCGATCAACAACGTTATCGACGCCCTGAAAATCGTTATTCCCGTCATGGGGGAGCCGCGGCGCAGCCTGATCCCCTTTGCCAACGGTGTTTACGATATGGAAAGCGGCGTGTTCTCTGAGCACAGCCAGGATAACTGGCTGACTAATCATAACGGCGTGACCTATACGCCTGCAGTACCGGGGGAGAACCTGCGCGATCACGCGCCAAACTTCCATAAATGGCTAAGTTACGCATCAGACAGAGACGCAATTAAGATGCAGCGTATTGCTGCAGCGCTCTTTATGGTGCTGGCGAACCGGTACGACTGGCAGCTTTTCCTCGAAATAACAGGGGAAGGCGGCAGCGGGAAAAGCGTCTTTACCCATATCGCCACGATGCTGGCCGGTGCGCATAACACCGCCAGCGGGAACATGGCGGCGCTCGACAGTGCCCGGGGGCGGGCACAGTTCGTTGGCAAAAGCATGATCACGCTTCCTGATCAGCCCAAATATTCCGGGGAGGGCACCGGCATTAAGGCGATCACCGGCGGGGATGCCGTGGAAATCGACCCGAAGCACGAGCACCAGTACACAGCGGTGTTAAGGGCGGTTGTGGTGGCCACGAACAACACGCCGATGATTTTCACCGAACGCGCGGGCGGCGTTTCCCGGCGGCGGGTGATTTTTCAGTTTAACCGGCGCGTCAGTGAGGAAGACAAGGATCCGGAGCTGGCCGAAAAGATATCCGCTGAAATCCCGGTGATCGTTCGCCGGCTGCTCGCGAACTTTTCGAATCCGGAAAAAGCGCGGGCGCTGCTGCTGGAGCAGCGGAACAGCGAAGAGGCATTAGAGGTAAAACAGAAAACCGATCCGCTGTATGCCTTCTGCGCGTATCTCGAGCGGCTGGCCGACTGTGCCGGAATGTTGGTGGGCAACCGTAACCCGCCACATTATCCGCGCGTATACCTCTATCACGCCTATCTGGCCTTTCTGGAGGCCAACGGGTTCGACAAGCCGCTGACGCTGAATAAATTTGCTGAGGGAATGGAAAGCGCGATGCGGGAGTTTAATCACGAATACCGCAAGGAGAGAAAGACCCGCGGCGTGGTAACGAACGTTGAACTTTCAGAAAGTGCAGAGGACTGGCTGCCGCAGGCACATCCCGCAGCCGGACAAAAGGAATGAAGTTTTAATAAATATGGCGAAAGGTGTTCATAGTGTTCATGGAAATAAAAAACACTATATAGATTAATAATATACCCTATGAACACCTTTGCTTAAGGTATTCATAGGGTGTTCATAGTGTTCATAAGTCACTTTGACTCTGAGCTTATTTAGTAATCAAAAACATGAACACCATGAACACTTAAAACAGCTGTATGTACACCGGTGTTCATAGGTTAATAGTTTGTTTTATAAATCATTTATTGCCTTTATGAACACCATGAACACCCTGAGGGTAAATTCTCTAAAACGCATCTTCCCGTTATCCGTTGTGCATCCCGTTAGTTTGATTATCATCGTTTCATATATTGCAATGATATTGTTTATCGTTGCGATATTTGAATATTTATAACTGACCCAGAAACGGTGGCAGCATGAAGAAGATTAACGTAAAGCCCGTTCTGCTGAACGGGATGCAGATTGAAGCCCTGAAAGCCATTCAGGAGCAGGAGCGCCAGAAGTCGGGGCTGGGTATCGCACCTTCGATTCATGATGTTGCACGAAAAGTATTTGATGCAGGGCTGTCTAAAATGGAGGCCGGCCGGTGAGCTACGAAATTAAGATTGGTAAACACAGCATTGAGCTGGCGGGTTATGCGGGCAAGGTCAGTGCGCCTGACAGCCGGATGGACGTGCTATTCCGTGGCATGACCGGTGAGCTGACAAGCCTGCGGGTCACGGCGCAGCAGGCAGAAGCAGAGGCTGATTTGCTGGAGGTTATCCGCAACGATCCGGATCTGAACGAGCAGGCAAAAAACCGCAGGGCGGGCGAAGCCAGGAATCCGGACACACTCAGAGCGTTCACTCGCGGCGTGGCTGCAGTAAGCGATCAGGCTTCAAACATCCTTGATTACCTGCTGACCAGACTGGCACCGGTGAAAGCACTGACTTCTGATGATGTTCAGGGATTTATGCGCGACAGTGAAATGCGCCAGGCGTTCGCCAGGCTTGATCGCCTCAGCCGCGAAAAAATGTTGCTGTCGATGCACAGCGGAAAGCATCAGGAGCTGGCAGACGCAATTCTTCGAGCTCATGCCATCTGCTCAGATCTGGATAGTGAACAGCTAAAACGCCTCGCATTTTCCCGGATCACCTCCGAAAACGGCCAAGTGATTAGCGCTGTCGCCGATCTGGTTGAAGGCGTCAGGAAAGATATCTCGCAAATTACGGCTGTTCGTACCTGGTATAACAATCTCGTGTACGGAAAGAGCGACGATCCGGCTGATGTCCTGCCCCGTATGACCGGCCTCGACCGGTTAAGCGAGCATGTCGGTACGATGCTTAAAGCCAGCCAGCGCCAGGGTAAAGCCGGTGATAAGCAGGCCGCCTGATCAGGCCAGGGATAAGGTAATTTAACAATGACCAAAGTCATGGCAACCATGCTGGAAGAATTGGAGCGCCTTTGCCTCCAGTATCCCGGCACATGTACCGCGATAGAAATCAATGTAAAAGGCGACGATGGCGGGATCCTTCATGGATTCATTATTCCGTCCGAAATGCTCACGGAAAAGGACTGTAACCATGCAACTCACTAATGGCCGGGGCATGATGCACAGAACGAAACAGCCCAAAGTAACCGATCCACAGGAGAGTTAATCAGATGGCGCGCTTAACCACTATCCGGCTTTACGGGGCGCTTGGTGCCCGGTTCGGGCGTATGCATAAACTGGCGGTGCAAACGTCAGCTGAGGCGGTGAAAGCCTTGTGCATCAACTTCGACGGTCTGGAGCAGTATCTCTATAACGCCAGGAAAAACGGCATGACCTTCGCTGTGTTTCGCGGTAAGCGCAATATTGGCCTGGATGACTATAAAAATCTGGGCGGCAGCAATGATATCCGCATCGCGCCGATCATGGAGGGAGCAAAGAAGGCAGGTATGTTCCAGACCATCCTGGGTGCGGTGCTTGTGGTGGCTGGGCTGGTGGGGGGATACTTCTTCCCTGGCAACCCGGTTTCACCGTATCTCATTGCTTCGGGGGCCTCAATGATGGCGGGTGGCGTTTTTCAGATGCTCTCACCACAACCTAAAGGCTTGCAGAGTCGTGAAGATCCCGCCAACAAGCCTTCCTACGCCTTCGGCGGCGCTGTTAACACTATTGCCATGGGAAATCCGGTTCCGGTGCTTTACGGCGAACGGGAGATAGGCGGGGCGATCATCAGTGCCGGTATTGTTGCGGAGGATATTTGAAAAAAGCCCGAATAACAAAATCGACAGGTGAGGAACAGTGATGCTGTTGAGCAAATCAGCCTACGCCAGGCATATGGGCGTCAGCCGACAGACGGTGTACGGCTGGATAGCCCGGGGTGAATTAGTGATTTCAGGCGATAAAGTGGATGTTGAGGCATCGCAGGATAAGAAAAATTCTGCTGGTACTGGTGATCATCCCGCTGAAATGACGTGGGCGCAGGCCGCTGCATTTGTATGGGGGCATGATGGTAGTAAAGAGCTGCCAGTCGGTGCGGATGCTGACGAACGGGTCAGAGCTGCAGCCAGCGAGCTGGGTTTCGATGTTCAACACGAACCCGATGATCTGCAGCTGATACTCTACCGACAGGATGAGGAAACCCACAGCTTCTGTGGCACAGATCGTGCGGCCGCGGCGTTGCGCTTTCTCCGTTCCGAACTGGCCTACGTTGCCGCAATGTTCCCTGATACCCCGGATGACTGGAACGAAACAGGGTTGACGGCGCTCTGTCTGCCGAAGGGCGAAAAACTGTAAACCCCCCGCAAAACGAAACCCCGCTGACTTGACACTTTTTCGCGATAAACAGGGAAAAGTGTCAACCCAACCTCACGGATCCTAACGTCCACGAACAGCAGCTGCAGCCCGAGTGTAAAGGGCTGATACTGAGCGTTGTTAATGCCAGGCAGGTTGTTAGCTTTAGTTAGGCCTGACTGTAAAGTGTCAACCGCGCCGCTTCAGAAAACTTCAGGTGCAGAGCGTTAGCAGCACCTGCCAAAACTTGTCACCAGCCGGCAACGGCAGCGGAGATTTTTGGCTGTAGACACTCTAAGTTACAGTTGATGTGACCAGTTAATTTTATCTAACCCACCAAAATTTACCTTAAGTTCTACTTTTACAAGAGACAACCCAAAAAATCGGAGGTGAATTCTTTGTTGATTTAATAAAAGATATGTGGCATGAATATTTTTTTATTTAAATCTTAAAGATAATGGAGTGCGTTTTATGAAATTAATTACTGAAATGGATGCTGCTGAAGCTAAGGATTTTTTCTTAAAACATAATAGCTATTGCAGTTTCCCACTACCAGTTTACTTTGACTTTTCCTCTCTTTTAAATGCAGTAGATAAATCACTTAAAAGGAAGAAAAATGGCATTAAAGATATTGGATATAAAAAAGCATGTGAATTCGAGGACGTTAACTACACCCTCCAAACTAATAAAGACGGTCATTATTCGTGGCGGCCATTTGATTTAATTCATCCTGCAATATATGTTCATCTTGTACATAAGATAACAGAGGAGGAGGCGTGGGAATTATTGCTTGAGAGGTTCTGGACTTTTAGTCTAAACGATAAAATAACTTGTGCAAGTTTACCGAGAGAATCTGATGATGAAGAGGTTTCTGATGCTGCTGAAACAGTGTCAGGATGGTGGCGCGATGTAGAACAAGAATCCATTAATAAAGCCCTAGACTACAAATATTTATTTACGACAGATATTGCAAATTTTTATCCATCAATCTATACGCATTCTATTCCTTGGGCAATACACACAAAAGAAGAGGCTAAAGGTATTAGAGGTGATGATGCGAATCTTGGAAATCGCATCGATCACGCATTAAGGCAGATGCGCTGGGGGCAGACAAATGGTATTCCACAGGGTGCCGTTCTGATGGACTTTATTGCAGAAATAATCCTCGGTTACGCTGATGAGTCTCTAGCAGAGAAGCTAGAAGAAGAAGGTATTGATGAATATAATATTATTAGATACCGTGATGATTATAGGATTTTTACAGACAGTAAAGAGGATGCCGAGGCAATAGCGAGACATCTAACTGTAATTCTACAAAAATTAGGCCTTCAACTTAACGCTTCTAAAACATCGCTTTCCGAGGATATAATTCTTAACTCGATGAAAACAGACAAGCAAGAAGCTTTAATGCTTTTTGGAAAAAATGTGCACGGCACAACCATTCAAAAAACGCTGTTAAAACTTTTAATTTTTTCACGGAAATATAAAAACTCTGGGCAACTTCCCAAGTACCTTTCTAAAATAAATAAACGTTTGGGGCGCATGAATGAATTAAAAGAGGATGTTTTACCAATAATAAGTATTATTACAGATATAATGGTTAACAACCCACGAACCTTTCCATCCTGTGCATTAGTTCTTAGTAATGTACTAAAGTTTGTGGAAGAAGATAATCAAAAGCTTGAGCTAATATCACAAATTAGAAGTAAATTCGAACCTGTCTTAGGTACTGGAATTTTGGATATCTGGTTGCAGCGTATTTCTTACCACATAGATAGCTCTATAGAATACGATGAAAAGCTTTGCTCTGTTGTAGTTGGTGAATATGATGAGCCTCATGAGAACATATGGAATTCAGACTGGATAACTGATAATAAATTTAAAAGTACCGTTTTAGCTACAGAATTTATTGATTCAGACGAGCTTGAAAATTGCGAGTCAGTAATACCAGAAGAAGAAGTTGTACTTTTCCCGTATGACCATGAATTTGAAGATAATGATCTCGATGATGAAGAGTTAACAATATAATAAGTTATGAAAATTCTTGAGTTATTTTAGTTAAGGGGGGATACCCCCTTAACTCACATGCTGCGGGATGTATACAAAGTGGCTTGGGGGTACTTTTGGAGGTATCTTAAAAAGCATAACGAGAGTAAATTCATTTAAATCAAAGCATTAACATGTTTTGTTACGTTTCTATTATCGTCTCTTTCAGGCCACTGTTCTGGTTTGCCTAGAAGTTGGCGCTCAGATTGAGATGTTAAAAGTTGTCACCCACCGGCACCGTCAGAGGGATTTTTGGCTATACGCGCTCTAAGTTATCGTTGCTTCCTACAATCAAGTTTGTTTAACTTATTGACATAATTTCATTCGGCTCGAAAGCCTTGATTAACATTTAGGGACTTGAAACATGCATCATTTTTATGAACTGGCTTATAGATGCACCTATTTTTCGTTAAACGCGATAAAAGAAGCATATGAAAGAACTGTCGATGAGTTGTCAGAAACCGGATCGACACCGCCTGTCAAAAATCTTCAGGCGCTCAATCTCCAGAAGATGATTCATGCGGTTGGGTTGTTTTCAATTTTTGAAGCTCATTTACAGCGGGGGTTGGGTGCCAAAAACGGTTACAGAGAAGCAGAATTAATACTTGAACAAGCAGGGCAAGTTGCATTGAAGGAGGATTTCCATAATTGTTATCTTGCTATCAACGCCTTAAAACATGGTGATGGAGCAAGTTATAGGCTCTTGCTAGGTAAAATTAGCTCATTACCTTTTGTGGTGGGAACACCAGATGTACCTGTTTTCGAAGAGGGTGATGTGTCCGGCATTACTGGGCTAGTGAAAGTTGATGATGCCTTTATCGAATATTGTCTTGAATTAATTGAAAAAGTCTCTGTTTGCATTTCAACCCATCGCCCTGATTTCATGCTTTGAAATTTTGAGTTACAGATGGTGTCAATGGTTAACTAGAGCGCGAAGGAATGGTTAAGTGTGTATAGGAATGTGTATAGAAACATTCCTATAATCTAGTCTTTCCTGATATTTCTAGGTTTAAAGTGTATTGTACTATTCCCTTCGCCGCTCCAAATCTCCTTACCTATCAATAAAATAGATATATAAGTGCTTTCAGCGATGGTGATTACTCACCTACGATGCACCAGCCTCATTGAACTACGCCCGTAGCTGTCGTGCTTTAGCGTGTGGTAAATGGGGGCAGTCGGTGGTTCCAGGCTCTTACCGCGATAGCAAAACAATGAACGAAAAGCCGCTTACCCAGCATAACTCCTGAAACTTTCAGTGAAGAGCATTTTGTCCGATGCTCCTACATGCCACACGTCGAGATAACGTTGCATGGGATAAACAGGTTTATGGGTGCCTCGGCACTCTTCATACCTGCAAACAATATGCAGGCTCTATCTCCGTCTGGCTCAAGGTTCCTTAGCGATAAACGAGCGCCCTGATAAACCTCGCTGTTTGACATTACCCTAATGATGTCGCTGCGCTGCGCTGTGTCACCAATCGGGCATTAGGCTTGCCATACTTGCCGTCTGGACTGGCTTAAAAATCATCGATATGATTCAGGTTTCTGATTGATACTTAGGGTGATGATAATGCCAGCAAGTAATGCGCAAACGGAAGAAGGAACGCTGCGCCTGATGACTCCCGGAGAGATAGCTATGGCCCGGAGGGTATACGGCGATTCAATTGTGTATGGCCGGGTCTGGGTGCATTGCGACAGCTACCTTCCATTCGGTTTGCAGAGTCCCCGATACGCCATGACACCTAATGGAGAACTATGGTTCAGGAAAGAGATATACGCGCAGGACTATTCTGTTGCATCCGTGGCACTGGAGCATAAGTATGTATTCATCCACGAGTTAGGGCATGTATGGCAGCACCAGACCGGGCAATGGGTTAGATTACGGGGGTCCTTTAGCTGGGCTGCTGATTAACGTATCGGCTGGATAAAGTGAAGCTGACAGACTATTCCCTCGAACAACAGGCATCAATATTTGCAGATTACTGGCTATTGCTTGTTTATGGTATGAAGAGCTGGCGGGACAATCACCTCCTGGCAGGATGGGGAAGTAAAGGGGAGTAGATAATCTTAACGACATTCCATTGCTTTACAAAAAGAGTATTACTGGGCGAGGCTGAACAATGAATAGATATATGCTGTTGGGAGCGGTATTTCTGTTAACTGGCTGCCCCGGCCCGATGGATCCTGTACCGCTTGAGCATCCGGCAAAAGCTACCCTGAGCAATAATCGTCTCTGTATCACTGTCCCAGTCAGTGAGGGAGAAAAGATATCCTCTGTACAATTTGGTAGCGATAACACCGGACAGGAAGTATACAAAACGTTTAGTAGCGCGGATGAGCAGATTTCCGCTGCTCGCGGGGAGTGTCTACCCACTTTTGGCTTTGAGTTTAAGCCGGGCAATACATATGCGGTTTTCTATCGGCTGGAAAAAAGCCGCTCTGAAACGGGCCGGGTTTTCGCGGCTCGATTCTCTCTGGAGCAGGACGGGAACGGCAGGCTCAGTCTTATTGAAAAGGCAAGATAAACCCCCGACGTAACCCTTTTCTGCCAGTGGTTGAACTGGTCGGGTATGCTGATAATATAAGGTTAATCCTAACAGGATGGCCGGGGAAGCATGGGGTGCGACAGGAAGAAAGTCAGGTGCATGATGAAGAAAGCACAGATGAAGACGCTTCCCGGCAAAGGAATGCTGACCAGTCGTACTACAGTTAGCCTATAGCTGAACACCGGCTTGAAAAATAGCACGCTTATAGTTGCCCCGCTCTCAACAATTAAGGTTTCAACATCACCGGTGCGCCTTTTTCAGCCGAAGGCTGGGCGAGCTGTATATCGGTTTGCCTTCCCCGGCGACGTTTATGACCTGTTTTACGTTCTGACCGTTAGGTTGAGGGTTAGGGTTACTCGTTAAATCACTCCTGAATCTCCACTATTAAAGTACTCTTGACTGCTCTTGTATTCGTCTCGTTTGGGGGACGGGCTAAATAATCTGAATGTTTATGAACTACTTTTCTGGGTAAATAATCTGGGATCCTTTGTTGGACGGACAGTGCATGTTCTCGGATGGGTTATTTTGGCGGTTGATGTTTCGATGATTGGCTATCACACTGTAAATCGATTCAATACTATTGTGCGTCCGGAGGATAAAATCTGGTGAGCAACTCAAAAAGCGATGATCAGTACAGGGCTTTCATTCTCGATAATCTGCCAAGGGTTACAACTTTGTTCAAAACCGTTGATATTTCAGATGATGAGGCTCTTCAGGAAACGTTTGAGCGAGAAGATATCTCAGATTTAATAGACGCACTTTCAACGAAATTGAGTGTAAATTGTGATAACTTTCATATGGATAATCATTTCCCATGGAAACCAAAAACTTTTTTCACAAAAAAAAATAATAATGCCGGTAAAGTACCATTGACCTTGAGAATGTTTATTGATTCGGCAAAAGCAGGACGATGGCTTTACAGTTAAGGTGCAGGCCACCCTGCATCGGTGGCCCCAGAAGAGCACGACAAGACCTCGCCTGACAATTACATACCTTTCTGATAACGTTACTTACAGTATGGGATTGAGCCAGGGATAAATTATGCTCGCAAGCTCGGTTACTAAAAAGCTACACGGTATGCTTACCGTGGTGTTGTTACTGCTCGTAGGCGGTTACGCGGCCTATTACTCTTTTTTTAACTCCCCGCCTCACGATACCTTTGTGAGTAAACAAAAGCTGTCAGACAGCGTCTGGTTATACGTCACGAAATACGATGAGGGAAACGCAACTGTTTCAAATATTTATCGTTTTTATCTCGATAAAGACCTTGGAAACAGTGACGTAACTAACGCTCTGAAGGATAGATCGCCTTTCCTTGAAACGAACACGGATGCAGTGACAGCGACTGCCTATGGAAATACGGTAAATGTGAAAATGACCGGGAAGATCTATAACTTCACTAACTCAGATCTGTTTTATGAAAATGACGTTGCAGTGATGCCTGTTATTAATATAACTGCTAACGGAGTAAGAGACTAACACTCCTGGATTTTACGAAATGGGCGCTAAGACAGAGGAAGGTCAATGTACAAAAATTATTCAGTAATAGTCGCGGCCTTTTTACTTTCCGGTTGCCCGGGGCCTGGCGACAGAATTCCGCCTAAAGAGCCCGCTAATGTGACATTAAAAGATAACCAGGTCTGTATTACTGCGCCTGTCTATCCTGGGGAGTTCGTTTCTTCAGCCCAGTTCTCTGACGGAGAAAACAATAATCTTCTCAAAACATTAGAACATGACCCTGTGTATGTCGCTAACGGGCAGTGTCTGCCAACATTTGGTTATGACTTCCAAAAGGGCCATACCTATACCGTGTTTTATACCATTGAAAAAAACGCTACTGATAGCGGGCGTTACCTCTCAGCTGAGTTTTCTACAAAAGATGGTCTTCAGCAGACAGGCCCGTAAGCCGTGCCTACAGGCGAATCGTAGTCGAAGTACCGGCATGCCACGAGGGCATAACCGGTTCCTTTAGGGATTTACTTTACCAGCAGTGAAATCAGCGGGCTGCCCTCACGAATAAAGAGCGGAATCGTCTCCAGTTCGGCAGGAACCGTAATACGCTGCCCACCCTGATAGCACTCTCCCTGTAAATTGACCCACTGATGTTCGCCCGGTAGCCAGACATCGCGCTGACGTTGACCGGCGTGCATAACCGGCGCAACCAGTAAATCACGACCAAACAGATACTGGTCTTCAACCTGCCAGCTTTGCGCCTCGTCGGGATAGTGCCAGAAGAGCGGACGCATGAGCGGATCGCCGTGGTGATGCGCATTAGCGTAAAGTTCATCGATATAGGGACGGAGCGCCTCGCGGACGCCCAGCCAGCGCTGCATAATGGCAAAATTCTCCTCGCCATAGCTCCACAGCTCGTTGGGTGAACCGCTATCGCATTGCGGAATACCGTGGCGATAGCTTTCCGGCGGCTGGATCCGCGGCTCGCGGTAGCCGTGCATACGCAGTACCGGACAGAACACCGCCCACTGGAACCAGCGGATCAGCAGCTCGTGAAATGCGGGATCGTGGATGTTGCCGCCCTGGAAACCGCCGATATCGGTAGTCCACCATGGAATACCCGCCAGTCCCATGTTAAGCCCGGCAGCCAGCTGATTGCGGAACGAATGGAAGGAGGAGTGAACGTCTCCAGACCATGCGAGTACGCCATAGCGTTGGCTGCCTGCCCAGCTACAGCGCACCAGGTTGACTATCTCGTTTTCGCCTTCTGCACGCAGTCCGTCGTAAAAGCCCTGAGCGAAATCGCGCGGATAGCGGTTGCCTACTTCCAGTACTGGTCCCGCATGGTAGCGATAGTTATCGAAGTCATAGGCACGATACTCCGGCTCGGCTTCATCCAGCCAGAACAGCTTGATCCCGTAATCAAAATAGTTTTTCTTCACCGTATCCCAGACAAACTGCCGTGCCTGCGGGTGGGTGGCGTCAAAGAAAGTGGTGTTGCCCATAAAATCGAGGTTGACCTGCACGCCGCGATCGCTGGTCACCAGCCAGCCTTTGGCTTTCATCTGCGGAAAGAGCGGGCTACGCGCTTCCACGGTCGGCCAGACCGACACCATGAGCCTGATGCCCATGGATTCCAGCTCTTCTACCATCGCCCGCGGATCCGGCCAGTCGACAGGATCGAAACACCAGGTTCCCTGATTGGGCCAGTGGAAGAAATCGATAACCATCACTGACAGCGGCAGGTTGCGGCGATGATATTCGCGCGCGACGTCCAATACCTCCTGCTGGGTGCGGTAGCGCAATTTACACTGCCACAGGCCGCTGATAAATTCCGGCGCGGCGGGCGGCGTACCGGTGGCTTTGGCATACTGGCGGGTTATCTCCATCACGCTATCACCCGCAGTGATCCAATAGTCCATCTCCTGGGTGACGCGTGAGGTCCACTGGCTGTGGTTTTTCGCAAAGCTAGCTTCGCCAATGGCCGGATTATTCCACAACAGGCCGTAGCCGAGGCTGGACTGGACAAAGGGCACGCTGGCCTGCGAGTTACGCTGCGCCAGCTCCAGAGAGCAGCCTTTCAGATCCAGCCAGGGCTGCTGGTACTGCCCCATGCCATACAACTTTTCTCCCTGGCGGGCTTCAAAACGGACTGTCAGCTGATATTTACCGCCGGGCAGCGGTTTAAATTCTCGGCCATCCAGCTTCAGTGCACTGACGTACTTGTCCTGGCTTTTTTCGCTGGCGCCGATGCCAACCGTAGAACGCTGTCGCCACATCTCTTCCAGCAGTAGCTCGCCGCGCTGATTGTAAAACGCCAGCTGGCCCTTAAGGTTCAATACCGCGCTGATGTTGCCGTTGCGCAGAGTCAGGGTTTCTGCATCTCGCAAAATTTCAGCCTGGCATGATTCTGGCGTCAGCAGAGCGTGAAGGGCGGAAGTAAACTCCGGCGCGCAGGTGGCGCGTACCCGCAGGCTGTTCTTGCCCCAGGGCTCGAGACGTAAAATCTGTCGTTCGAAGCGCCATTCGATGGCGTTAGCGTGCTCAATTAATTCGCTCATGGAGAGGTCATCCTTTCACAATGGTTTGCATTTTAGCCAAATTGATTTCCTGCATGGTCTGGTCATCAAGCTTGTACCAGCGCAGCGTGGCGAAAGCCGCCAGAGAGAGCAGTCCGGGGACGACGGTGAAAAGGGCGACGATGCAGTGCATTGCCAGCGACGTCTGTTCCGGCGCGTTGGCGACGTAGCCGCTGAAGCCTAAGGTCCAGCCGACGATGGCACCGCTGAGCGCCATGCCCAGCTTGAGGACGGCGAGGAAGGTGGAGAAAATGATGCCATCCATACGTTTGCCCTGGCTCCATTCGCCGTAGTCGGCGACGTCGGCCATCATCACCCACATCAGGGTGGTGGTCGCCTGATAGAGCGTTGAGATAATAAACGTTAGCGGAACCAGGACGAAAACGGATTTCGGTGCAAAGAACAGGGCGATGCTGAGCACACCCGCCAGTACGGCACAGTAGCCGAATATCTGCACTTTATTGAAGTTGCGGGTCAGACGCTTGGCCAGCAGACTACCGGCGGCTTTGCCAAGGATATGCGCGGCGAGCATCCACATGAAGTAACTGGCGCTGCCGAGGTAATAGGTGACGAAGTACATCATCGCCCCAAGGCGGATCACGCCAAAGCCAATGTTGGTTATCACCAGCACCGCGACGACTCGCCATTGATCGTTACGCAGCAGATCCCGTAGTTCGGCCAGATAATTGTTGTGCGTGGCGGGCGCTTTAATACGCTCCCGGGTATTGGCAAAGCAGATCCAGAACATGATCACCGCCGCGCTGGCCATAATCGCCATCGCCCAGCGGTAACCTGCCAGCTTATCCGCGCCGCCCAGGTACTCCGCCAGCGGCATCATGAAAAATGTCGACATTGCGCCGCCAAGGGTGGCAAGGAAGAAGCGCCAGGACTGAAGGGAGATGCGCTCGTCGTTGTCAGGAGTAATCACTGCGCCCATTGAGCAGTAGGGGATATTGATGGCGGTATACATCAGCATCATGAAGGTATAGCTGATGCTGGCGAAAATCATTTTACCGGTCATATCCAGCGATTGTGGTACGGCATAGGTCAGGAGGCAGCTCAGGCCAAAGGGTAGGGCCAGCCACAGCATCCACGGGCGGAATTTTCCCCAACGGGAACGGGTACGGTCGGCCATATAGCCCATCGCGGGGTCGATAATGGCGTCGGCGGTGCGGGCAAGCAGGAACATGGTTCCGACGAATGCGGCCGGCAGGCCCACCACATCGGTATAGTAAAACGTGAGGAAAATAATCACGTTATCCAGACCAATATGGCTCGCCATATCCCCAAGGCCATAACTGATCTTTTCTTTACGGGTAACTTTAGTTGTCATTGATGTCACCAGGTGTCGTTAAGGTACAGGTTCTCTAATCAGGACAATAGTGTGGTTGAAGATGGAGGGTTAACAATTGCGGGATTTAACATCTGGGTTACGTAAAGTGCTTTCCGTGATACCGGTAACAAGATTGCTGGCATCGAATGCAACGCTATCTGGACAGGTTCAGCAGCGTTGCACCAGGATGAGTTGAAGGTAGAGTGTGATTCAGGAGAGAATGTCACCACGTTCAAAAAGTTTCTTTCATCTTAGCGAAGGAAGATATCGATCCGGCGCTATTGAGGCAGTGGCTAATGGCAGTAAAAGATAAATTTAACCCGATTATAAAAATTGCATTATTCATTGTAATTATGTTTCTTGTGGCTAAATGGGCGTCCTACGGTGGAATAGTGAGTGCTATTACTGAACGGTTTGATTTTGAAGGCGCACAGCGATTTACCGCTGCTATCGAGGGGGAGCCAAATCCCGAGGCATGGGAGGCAGTGTCAGATTACTTCAGCCTTTTAATCAATACGCTAATCAGCATCCCGTTACTGAGTGCACTAATAACGACATACCGTATTGCCGTTAAACGCAGCACGACTGGCCATCATGCGAAAGAGTGGATGACGTCTACAGTCCGGCGATTTCTGAAGGTGTTCTTGTATACCTGGCTGTTCTGGATCGTTTTTCGGGTTATGCCTTATGAGTCGCTGGTTAACGGTTCGCAAAGCACGGCCGTTTACATCGCAATCTTTACTGTCAATATGGCTATCACTACTGCTGCGTATATGTTGATTGTGAGACTCGTAAAAAAAGGGGCAAGAACACGATGAAGAAACATATGTTAGTGGCTATTGTGTTCCTGTTGACTGGATGCCCGGGGCCAGGCGATCGGATGGTCTCTCGAGCGTCCGCAACAGCAATAATTAAAGATAATCGTGTTTGCGTGGTATCTCCACTTCAGCCGGAAGAGTATGTTACCGCTATTCAAATAAATAGTGCCAGGGGTGATGGTCTACATAAGATTTTCGATGATAGTCCTGTTAGTGTAGGTAAAGGTCAATGTTTACCGCTGTTTGGTTATGCCTTTATACCCAATGATCGATATTCTATTGCTTACGATATTAAATCTGGTAAAAATCAGTCTCATTTGGTTGTAGCTGAGTTTTCTACAGTGCAAGGTGCTGGTGGAACTATTGGAATATTATAATTTACCAAAACTTTTTGATTGAAAAAGAGGCTGGTGCCTCTTTTTTATGAACTCATTGAGGTTTTCTATGTATATATTAACTTAAGCGAGACAATCAAACACCGTCACCTTCCCCTTAGCCCATACTGCTCAAACTCAATGACCTCCCGCACCTTTACCAGCGCGCTGC